TGTGGAATTTATAATTCCGCATATTTTAATTTTGTGATCCATTTGGATCTAGATTCGCATCTTTCTTGTTCTCCATATTATTGGAAACGTGACTACCTATGATGAGATTTGGATTTCCAAATTTCTTCACTGCTTAGTTCATGCTTCTTTTAACTTCGAGACAACATTTTTGTAGAATCGACAAGTTGATGAACAAACCTGTTTCTGACCTACTGATGGATTCGATGACCCATCTACCCCCCCTTTATATTTATATATGACATTACAGTTATTAACTGTTACCTTAAATCGAGCCCCTTTTGGGGTCTACGTAATAGGTATTGTCTATAAAATGCATATTCAGAAACTTAAAAATTTATAAAATATAAAAAAGACTGAAACAGAAAGAATAAGACTTCCATTTCAAACATTAGCGTAATAACTTTTGTTGGATGCATTATTGATTAGTATTGTTACCGATAGAGTCCCACCTTAATCACGTGGACTAGATGAAATAACACTCTTTCACTGCTTTTGCGCAGCGTTTGACTTTACTATGATTGTATGCTCCGCATATGTTATGAAATGTGAATATTCGGGTAGGATAATGTCCAACCCGGGCTCACTTCCCATGTGATATAGGGTGCTTCCCCGAATGAATACAGTTTCCAAAACACAGATACACACATACAATGACACCGAATTACAGACTATACACTATTACTCGCGATTGCGAGAAAGAATTGCTGTCCATTCCGTCGGGGAATGCAGCCCGTTTTCACATGTTACACAAACAAGGTTTATCTTCTGATTTCCTTGAATCTGTGTCCAAAAAACTTGCCGAAGTACTTGGGGTTTTACCTGAGATTACTTCGAAGATGCTTCATAGCATGTTTTGCACATTTGGCTGGGTGCGTATGCGCATGGCCAGAGTTCAAGATTGGTGGGATATTCACTCAATTCTTGATTACGTCACACGTGTTCATTTTGGTAAACCGTGTGCAACCCTCATCTTCGACCTCGCTTTCGATGTCGATGAACAAGCCGCCGCTCAATCTATGGATTGGAGCGTAGTCAAAGATTTGCTGTCTGGTTATAAGGCGCTTAAAACGCATCCGGTCGTTATCAAATTTTTGAAAGTTGTTTCTCTTGCCTTTTCGGGTGGTATTCTTGCCACCCTTGGTATTGAGGGACAAGTTGCAGAACTCTGGAAAATTATTTCAGAGAGCATGACCAAGATTCTTGGACATACAGACTTTGTGTCTGCTGTCCTTGATCTGTGCTATTTCGTTGGTGAACGAATTTCTGCTTTTTGTGTGACAGGTTCATGGAAATCCTTGTTACACACACCCACTAGTTATACTAAGTGGGCCGATGCATCATTTGATTGCCTCGACAAAAGTGCTGCTCTGGCGAATCCAGATGCAGTGGGTTTGGACTACCATGTCTACACAAAAAATCTTTGTGATTTGATTGCACAAGGTGAAGAGATTAAGCGGTATGTACGTGCCGCTGATGAGAAGGATGCTGTTTCACAGTTACTTTCTCGACTTCGTGTGTTATACAATGACATTTTGATCCGGAACGCGTGTGGTAAATTCCGCATGAGTCCTTTTTCAATTATGCTGTCTGCCGGATCTGGTGTGGGTAAGAGTTCCTTTGTGGAAACTCTTATCGCACATTATGGTAAGGTGTATAACAAACCATTAGGTGAGGAATTTATTTATACCCGCACCGCTTCTGAAGCTCATTGGAATAATTTCAAAATATCCATGTGGGCTTGTATTTTGGATGATGTTGCTTTCATCAATCCAAACAAAGGTACAGAAGATCCGTCACTTTCAGATATTTTGCAAGTGGTGAACAATGTTCCTTTCAGTCCCCCCCAGGCTTCGTTGGAAGATAAGGGTAGGACTCCCTTTAAGTGTGAGTTGGTTGTTGCAACCACTAACACTGAAGATTTGAAAGCACACAATTGGTTTAACAATCCTCAAGCCATTCGTCGTCGTCTGCCTTATGTGGTCAATTTGATCCCAAAGGTTCAATATCGACAACCTGGCTCTGAGATGTTGGATACAACCAAAGTTCCAACTACCATGCCTGGATATTATACCGATCTCTGGGAGATTGTTGTGAAGAAGGTGTGTGTGGAACCAAATCAAGATGTAGTTATGGAGGAAATTCTCCGAACCGAAAGCATCTATGAGTTCATTACCCACTATAACACGTGGGTTGAGGATCACCGGCAAAATCAGGCTGCCTTTATGGCATCGAAACGGACCACACAGGAAGTTGAATTATGTTTAGTCCATAAACTACCCGTGCGTGTGTGTCCATGTCCTGACAATGACATGGCACTTGCTGTTCAGGCTGGTGAGGAAGATCTTTCTACCCAAGGTGCCATTCTTAGCACCAGTAACCCTGTTTTGACAGCTGCTGTTGCATATGCCACCTATAAGACGGTGAAATTTACAGCTGATTGTGCTGGTGAGGTGATCAGTGCGAAGCCTGATATTATTCAGACTCCTGCGTTGTTAGCACTTGCCACAACTGGTCGAATGTACCAGAAGACAAAATGGGCTCTTGATAAAAAGGTCCAAGATTTCACGCGTGAAGGTGTGAAAGCCATTTTGAAAGCAGCAGTTTATGGTGTGTATGAACAATACAAACCATATCTCAAAGTTGTGATGCTTTCACTAGCTACTATAGCTGGTGTTGGTATTACATGGAAACTCCTACAAAAGGAGTTCCCTGAGTTTGCTGATCAGTTCATTCAAGTGAACATCGATGAAGTTGGTGTTGCACCTGAAAAAGGTACTGAAAAAGAAAATGTTTGGCGCAAGGATGATTATGTTCCTTCGGAATTTGTTGGGCGTCTGGGTTAATCCTGGAATGCTCTACCTTTTACGAAGGCATGTTCTCTTCTTGCCAAGAACACGGTGTGGTGTAAAACCACACATGGTGTTGGGCGTCATATGACGTTTCGTGCAACATGTGTCTATGGGCACTTATATGTTGTGCCCAATCATGTTTTACCATATGATGAGTATTTTACTCTTCAGGTGATCCATGATAATACTGCTGAAGGATGCAATGGAAACATTTCATTCAAAGTTGCACAAAATTGCATTTACCGTTGCCCACGCAAGGAATTAGCCTTTTTTGAGATTAACCACATGCCTGTTCGCAGGAATATTGTGGAATTATTTCCTAAGGCCGGTTTCCGTTGCGATGGACCGGGACGCATTATTGTGCGCCAAGCCAATGCGAGTGTGGAGTATGTTAGTACTCGTCGCACTGTTTCCCTTCCTGGTACGCCTGTTGAACAGTTCAACTTGGTACTAGATGTCAGTCAATCATTCACTGAACGTGATACGGTTGATGGTGAGTGCGGCTCGATTGTGGTTGTAGAAAATCCAGCTGGATGTATTATCGCTGGTATTCACGTACTTGGCGGTCAACACTGCCAAGCTGTTTCTGTCCATGTTACACAGGACGACATTGAACTGGCTAAAAACCATTTTGATATTATACCAACGGAAACAGAAGTCCCCTTTTTAGAAGGACAAAACTTTACAACGGATATTAGCTCGCGCTGTACAGCGCGTTTTATTCCGGAGGGTACTGTTGAAGTGTTTGGGTCGTTTAACACTTTCAAGAGACAACCCAAGAGCACAGCTCGGGACACATTGTTCACACAAGCCCTTTTGGCTAGGGGACATGTCCGGAAATTTGGTCCGGCCCCTATGAAAGGGTATTCGGCTGTGCATATCGGTTTGAAATCCATGGTTCAAAAGACAATGACTTTCAAAGAAGATGTCATGAACTTGTGCGCGGAAGCCTATACCACAGAAGTGTGGAATGGTTTGTCCAATAAGTACAAGAGAGAGTTGAAGAACATCTTACCACTTAAAGTAGCCCTGAATGGGATGCCTGGTGTGAAGTTTATCGATTCCATGAATTTTGGCACAAGTGCTGGTTATCCGCATAACAAAACCAAACGCAAATATGTGATGCGTGTTCCTGCTGATGATGTTTGGCAACACCCTATTGAAGTTGATTCTCAAATCAAAAAAGAGATCAATGATTGTTGGGATGCCATGTGTCAAGGCATTAGCACTGCACCAGTGTTTATGGAGCACCTTAAGGATGAAGCTTTGCCTCTTCGGAAGGTGAAAGCTGGAAAGGCCCGTTTATTTATGGGTGGTCCATTTGCTTGGAGTACTTGTGTTCGGATGGCTCTTTTGCCCTTTATTAGGGTTATGCAACTCAACAAATATTTGTTTGAGTGTGCTCCTGGTACCAATGCAACCTCTATTGAGTGGACGCGTTTGTACCAATATCTGACCAAACATGGTAAACTACGCATGATTGCTGGTGATTTTGAAGCTTTTGATAAGCTTATGGGAGCACTAGTTATCTTGTTGGCGTTTCGTGTGATTCGCAATATTTTGCGATTGGCCGGTGCTTCGGATGAACATCTTCGTGCAGTGCAGGTCATTGCTGAAGATATTGCTTTCGCATTCACCAATTTCAATGGTGATTTGATGCGTTTCTTTGGCTCCAACCCATCGGGACATCCTTTGACAGTTATTATTAACTGCATCGTCAACTCGTTGTATATGCGTTATTGCTATCACGAGTTGAACCCCGAACATGAGGTTATTTCCTTCAAGAAATTTGTTGCTCTCATCACTTATGGTGATGACAATGCTATGGGGAGTGCAGTTGATTGGTTTAATCATACTGCTATATCCGCTGTGTTGAAAACAGTGGGTATTAACTATACCATGGCTGACAAACT